CTATATATCCTTCCTTCGCAGGAAATGGCAATTAAAAGCGGTGGGCCTATGGCGCCCGTATCGAAATACCTATACGGTATTCACAAAGAAGAATACGACCCGAAAGATATTATACACAACCGTTCATGGAGTTTGGATTATTCTTCTCCCGGTTCGCACCTGTTTGGCATTTCCCCGCTAAAGGCAGCAAGGCGCTCAATAACAATGAGCAATGATGGCAGGGAGGCGCAGACGTCTATGCTAAAGAACATGGGTAGTAAAGGGTTATTGGCGATGGATGTGGTTGCCAGCGGGCTAAAGGCAACCCCGACGCCCGAACAGCTACAATCAATAAAAGATAAGTTCAATGCTGAACATAGAGGTATTGATAAAGCAGGGCGGGTTAGTGTAGCTTCAGGTAAGTTTGAATGGCATCAAATGGGGATGAGCGCGGTAGATATGTCTATTATCGAAAGCCAAAAATGGAGCAAAGCAGACATTTGCCAAGTGTACGGGATGAGCCCTATTTTACTTGCCTCAATGGACGCGGCAACTTACAGTAATTATAAGGAAGCAAAGAAAGCAGCTATTACAATGGCGGTTATTCCACTGCTTAGAAGCGAAGCCGACACGTACAACGATGGGTTGGTTCCTGAATTCGCGGGTAAAGAGACCTATATTCTTGACCATGACTTAACGGTGTACACCGAACTTCAGGAAGACCGCGAAAAACAGGCTGCATACTTGGAAAAATGTTACTGGTTACAGCCTGATGAAAAGAGAATAGAAATGGGTTACGGCGAAAGCGGAGACCCTTTGATGCAAAAATATTATTTCCCTGGTAGTTTAATGGAATTGAACGAACTAAACAGGCCAGCCGACATTGGCAACCTACCAATTTCAGGAGATTATGAGTAAAGTAATATGCAATAAGAAATCTTTTAGTAAAAAATATGCAAATGAAATTGTCAATCGACATTCAGCAGTAGGCAGACAATTCGAGAGAGAGAAAAGAGCCTACTACTGCGAGGAGCATAACGCGTGGCATCTAACCTCAACGGCTGAATATTTCGGAGGGACAAAGAACGCAGAGGTAAGTTTTAAGGATAAATGGAGTTCACTTATTAACAATGAAAACGTTTAGAAAATGGGTAATACATTATTAGTAATTCTTATTGTTTACACAGTAAGCGCGGTTATTTCTTATCATGGGTTTGTGTGGTCTTCGAAACATGATGATCAAGAGGATAAGGATAAGGCTGATTTCATAAACCAGTTCTTTGATATTCGAATAGCCTTTTTCATCCCGGTTTTCAATTCAATTGTGGCACTATTAACGCTTTGTTCTTTTGCAACAGACATTATACTTAAAATCTACATACTTATGAACAGTACAATCGAATACAAGGGTTTTAAAGGTTCAATAAAATATAGCGACGAGGACGGGGTATTTTACGGTAAAGTTTCAGGCATTGGTGACTTAATAAGTTATGAGGGAGAAAGTATTGAGGAAACGGAAAAGGCTTTTGCAGAGGCGGTGGATGAGTATTTAATGAATAACTAAACTTTTAGAAAATGAAAAAACGCATCCTATACTTTACCGCAATTATGTCAATTGCTGCGATTTTCTTTATTTCCTTATGGCTTAAAATTAAAGTCATTTTAGTAATATTTCTAATTGCGGCAGTCATAGGTCTGGTACGGTCTGCATGGGAGTTAGCAAAACTATATAGTAAATGAATAACCCCTTCATCAAACTAACTCACTTCGTAAGTAAGCAACCTGTCTTCCTTAGCACACGGCATATTGTATCTATTGAAGAAGGCGGCGAAGAAGGAAATTCACGGGTTACGACTTGCTTAAACTTTTCTTATTACACAGTTGAAGCGCCCTTTGAAATTATGAGCATTATTGACTTATATAATCAGTCGCAGCCGTATCATTTAAAGCACGAAAGAAGATAAAAACTAAAACCCAAAAATAAAATGATAACTACAAAAGTCAACTTAGAAAAAGAGCTACTAAAACAAAATGTAAAAGCTATCAGTAAAGAACATGCACTTGCAGTCAGAGAATTTGACCGCTTAGGGCAAGAGGTAAGCACAAGCGAAGTGCTTAGTAGAATAGGGATTAATAACGCCGCATTACAGGGGTTTAGCGTTAATAAAAACATGTTAAAAAGTAAGATGGATGTTGCAAAGTTCGATCAACAGCGTGTATTTCATGTTTCGCAAATCGAACAGCTTTGCAATAAATATTATTTACGGTTTTTACCGTCTTGTTATTATCATGGGGAAGTCGACAAAGAATTGCCTGTAAAGTTGCAAACATTTGAAATAGCCAATGGTGTAAAGCTGAATAGCACGGCTTACGATAAATGGACTACAACACCTAATAGCAGTAACACATTCATTTGTGCTCCTGCATCTTCCTTTAAACTACAGGAAAAACCTAAAGACCCGTTATTGTTTTATAAAATAAACGAAGATTACTATTACCTCATTCATAAGTGGGGCAACGACTTAAATGTTATAAATAGGTTCAAATCCTTACTTTCCGGCTTCTTACCGATATTCTTAATGCTAGTATTGTTAGTCGCATTATCATCTACTTATATAGGCCGTTCAACTCAAAACCGTCCTATGAACTTATTATTCATCCTTTCATTCACAGGTCTTTTCTTTTATTCCGTTGTTAAGTGGGTGTTTCAAGATGACTTTGAACTTGTATTCTTTAAAAAGAATGAATGGAACAGTCCTTTTAAGGATTAGGGTAAGTAAATATGAATACCTAAAACTCCACCTAAAACAATCATTATGACAAAGCCGATTTTACTTGTAAAAGCGCCGGGTGCAAGCCCTGAAAAATTGGAAGAAATAAAAAAGAGTATGGAAGAAAAAACTGACCGTGCTTATTATGTAATTGTAACAGCAGATGAAAGAATTGAAATACAGTGTCCATAAATGACGGATAGACAACAACATATTGAAGACCTCAACAAAATAACTATCAAATATGGTAGCCGTTTCTTGTCTATAATCAGCAAAGACTACAGGAACGCAGCAAAGCAAGTATTAGAGCAGGATTATAACATTCAGGTAAATACACAAGCCTATGCCTACAACCTGTACAAGCTATACCTTACCATTGGAGTAGACAAAACAATCGAAGAGCATAATAAACTAGTCCGAACCAAAGCGCAGCAGGACGAAATGATTTATGAGTGGTTGATATTTTTAAAGGGTTACGCGGATAAAACTTTGGCCGACCGGATTACGAAGATTCCCGAAACCACTAAGGATGAAATCAGAAAGATCATTGAAAGCGGAATGGCTGACGGCAAAGGTTACAAAGAAATAGCTAAAGACATTCGCACAGAAAGCAGCGGGGAATTTAGCAAGTACAGGTCGTTACTAATCGCTCGAACAGAAGGAAACAACGCGGTAAATGCAGGAGCCTATATAGCAGCAAGAGCAAGCGGACTGGTAATGAATAAAAGTTGGCTACACGCAGGGCACAGCAAGAGAGAAAACAGGCCGGAGCATGTAAGGTTAAGCAAGTTGGAACCTATCGCGATGAATGATTATTATAATGTGAACGGCAAACAAATGCTGTTCCCTGGTGACCCGGCGGGAGGTGCAGGCGAAAACTGTAATTGTAGGTGTATCTGTTCTTACCGTCCTGTTCGTGACGCTTTAGGCAATGCTATTGCGCTCAATAGAAGGTCGTATGAATTAACAAGTATTCAGCGAACAGTAAGGACGGCTTTAATACAGCAATTACTTATCTCAATATTTGGCGGATTGATTGGGGAGTTGTTCGGCGATTAAAACATAAGCAATTAATCCTAACTAAAAAAATATTTATAGGTATGTCTAAAATAAATATTACTTTTAAGCATTATTATTTTATCGTTTCAGAAAAAAAATCTACTCACATGAAACGTAAGTGAAACTACTGTACAAGGGCGAAGGCGCTAAGATTGAAAACCTAGATGCTAAAGAAGGCATTATACAGGTTTACGTTTCAGCCTTCAATTCAAAAGATAGTGATGGCGATGTTATCTTACCCGGCGCATTTTCCCGCAGCATAAATGATTGGGGGCCGCAAGCTAAAAATAGACTGTGGTTTCTGGAAGGACACGACACGAATAAAGCAATCGCAAAACCTTTCGAAGTTAAGCAAGACCATTACGGTTTACTATTCTCCGTTAAAATGCCCAACACTACACGGGCGAAAGACTTACTCGAACTTTACACAGGTGGACATATTACAGAGCACTCTATTGGCTTTGTAACAACCAAAGAAAGCAAGAAATCGGAGTATAACGAAATAACAGAAGTTAAGTTATACGAGGGTTCGGCTGTCTTATGGGGTGCTAACGAAAACACCCCTATGGTTTCCGTCAAGTCAATACAAGACTTAGACGATGAATTTACCCGTACTATAAAATCGATGCGTAACTGGAAAGGAACAGAAGACGGTTACGATTTACTGGAAATAAAGCTACTACAGCTAAAACAAATAGCGATTGAACAAAAGCAACAGGAAGTTAAGCCGTTGCCGATAAGCGACAATCAGCCAGATGAAGCGAAAGCAGCGCAATTTCTCACACTTTTAGAAACCAAATTTTTTAACATGAAAATCAGTGAGCGACTTAACAAAGCAGTTTGAGGCAATTGACCAAAAGCTGGATAAAACATTAGAGGGGCAAGGTGAAGCTAAACAAAAAGCCGCCGCCCTCGACACAGAAATTAGCACAATCAAAAAATCAGTAGGTGATGTTGACTTAGCCGTCAAAGAGGCCCAAAACATTATCAACACAACCAAAACCGAACTCGAAAAGAGCATTAAGGTTGTAACTGACGAAGTTGACCTTATAAAGTCACAAAGCGCGAAAATCATCGAAAGCACAAAAGGCGAAAGCAAGCCATTTTCTGAAGTGCTTAAAAGTTCATTAGAGCCTTATACCGATGAACTTGCTAAGATTGCACGTAAAGACAACGGACGCAACCAGAACCTTAAAATAGATATTAAGGCGGTAGCTGATGTTACAACAGCAAACATCACAGGCGGTACAGTTTGGAGCAATATCAACAGGGGCGGAATTGTCCTTAATCCTGACCGCAAAGTTCACATGAGGGACTTGTTACCCGGCGGCACACTTGGCCCAGGTAGCGTTTATACTTTTATGCGTGAAAACGGAGTAGGTGAAGGTGCGCCTACGTTTGTTGCTGAAGGCGCTACAAAGCCACAATTTGATATGGATTTGGTTGAAGCATCCGTACAAATTGAAACCCTTGCAGGTTGGGTACGTGTTACCCGCAAGGCAATGCAGAACATTCCCGGTTTCATTTCTTACCTGCAAATGCAAATGCCTAAACGCTTACTAAAAGCGGAAGATGCAGGCATATTGTACGGTTCAGGTACAACCCCGGAAATTAAGGGTTTACTTACTTCAGGAAACTTTGTTGCTTCAACTTCTGTTGCAACAGTTTTGGCCGAAAAAATCATTGATGATATTGCTGTTTTAAATGATACATACGAAAGGGACGCCACAGGAATTGCAATGCGCCCTATCCACTATGCGTCGTTCTTTAAGAACAAGGCAGCAGGATCAGGTGAATATGATTTACCACAGAACGTAGTATTCGTGAACGGTCAGCTTTATATTGGCGGTATTCCTGTTGTTCAAACAACTGGACTAAACATTAACCTTGCTGATACTCCTGATTCGGCTGATTACATGGTTGGTGACTTCACAGGCGCGCAGTTCTTAATTCAAGAAGGAATGAGGATCGAGTTCTTCGAACAAGACGGCGATAACGTAAGGACAAACAAAGTAACTGTAAGGATTGAAGAAACCGTTGCCTTGCCAGTTTTCGGCAGCACGTATTTTATCAAAGGAACCCACACTATTGTTTAGCACTAGTGAAAAATAAAGTATGCAGTGGAGTGATTTGCTGCATACTTCTAAAATCTTTCTTATGAAAGTAAAATTGGAAAAAAATCATCCCGCAGGCAAAGAAGGTGAAACGATAGAAGTTACAGATGCGCGGGCAAACTATTTTAACCGTACAGGTGTGATTAAACTTACTAACTCAAAGGCTGAAAAGATCGAAGATGCTATTCACGAAGCCGCTATTGATACCGACTTAGTGAAGGATGCAGTCGAGAAAGTGAAAGAAGAAAAACCGGCGGCAAAAGTTACCAAAGAGGATAAAGGCGCTAAGGACATGACAACCAAAAGCGTTATAAAAAAGAAATAGTGAACGCGAGGACAAACGAAGACCGCCGCCCCTGCTACTATGCCACAGACAACAGGGGCATGGAAGTGGAAGTTGTACTTGATTTAGCCGCCGAACCCGTGACGCTTGCCGAAGCAAAAGCGTACTTAGGAATTGACGGTACAGACCATGACGGTGTTCTTCCTTACCTGATTACAACGGCCCGGCAAATGATGGAAAAGTATAGCGGTTATTCGTTCGGCGAAAAGACATTAAAGCTTTACCTCGATGAATTTAATAACAGCAGATTTGCTTTACCCTACGGCCCGGTTGCAAGTGTTACAGCAGTAAGTATTAACGGTGATGCAGGCGAATTAGATACGCATTACGAATTGACGGCTAATAAAAAGATTAAAGTGTTATCAGGTTATAAAGACTTGGTTATTACTTACAAAACCAAAGGTTATAATACTGAAAACAAGATACCTGCATGGATGAAAGGCTGCACACTTGCTCAACTTGCGCTTCTGTTTGAGCACAGAGGCGACGAACTACAGATAAATCATGTAGGTGAAGCAGCGCAGACAATAGCAAGTCCTTTTATGATATTAAATATATTTTAAGTGACAGACGAAGCATTCAACGAAGCAGCACGGTTAAAAAACCTCATAAATATGTACGGCGACCTTGTGGACGCGCTGGAAGGCAACACGCTAAGGACTGGAATACATTTTATGCAGACTGACCCGCGATTTAAGGACGTGACAGAGGAAGATTTGGAGGATTTGAAAAATGATTTAATGGCGTCTGTACTTGCAAAGAAAGCAATAGCAGAAGAAGCATTTTCTGATTTAGGCGCAAGCTTGTCATAATGTTTTCGAACAAAATATTATCACATAAAAATCAGAAAATAATACTGACCAAAGGGATTGAGGGGATAGAAATAGGTGAGGTGAATATAAAAGCAGTACAGAAATTTAAGTGCCCACTCGTTACAATTGATACGGATGATTACGAGTACAACGAAACAATGTTTGAAGCCGATCCGGGAAAATATATAATTGAATTAAAATAATGGCAACCGCAATCGGCAAACTCCGAACTAAATTATTCCTGATACAATTTACAAGTCAGGAACCGGACGGTTACGGAGGATTAACGAAAGGCAGCAAAGCAACTAAAAGAACTTTTTTTGCTGATGTGCAGGAGGCAAGCGGTAGCAGGAAATTAGAGATAGGCAGGCAAACACTGGGGAAAACTTTTACAATAATTGCCCGGTATAACTCGCAGGCTTTAATAGCGGTTGGTGATTACCTGATTTACAACGGCAAGACACTTGTAATACAAGGAACAATCAACACCGACAATAACAGGTTCATTCAGATTGACGCAGAGGAAGTTGACACAGAAACAGTATTAACTAACAGATTTATGACAATTTCTTATACGGCAACCGGAGGCGAAACAAGTTTTACGAGTTTATCATTAATTAACGTGGATGTGATAGGGGCGTTTAAGGAGGGTGCTTTTTTTGACGCGGACGCAACAGCGCCTTCGAGGTTAAAGGTTAAGCATACACTGTCAACCGGTCAAATTACATGGCCGGACGCACTTTCAGCAGGGGAAAAAATTACTGTATTGTATCAAGATTTATAAATGGCAAAAGGACTGACTTTAGAAGTTGTAGGGCTGAATGATGTGATAAAAAAGATTAGTGCCGTCAGCCAAGCCAAAAGGCAGTTAATTGGGAATGAGATAAAAGCGACGGCCTTTGATATTGTAGATGATGCGCAGAGTAATATCAGTGGTTTGCGCGCTACAACAAGCGGCAATGCAGTGGATTTAAACGCGCTTCGAGGTAGTATAAGAGTTGGAACAGTTACAGAATACAGCGCAGAGGCAGTAGTGGGGGTGTGGTACGCAGCCTACGTAGAATTTGGAACAGGTAGTTATGCAGCCAGGTATCTGTCAAGCCAACCAAGCGAGATACAAGCTTATGCAAAAACCTTCTTTGTGAACGGTAAAGGAACGATGCCGGCGCGGCCTTTTTTCTTTCCTGCGGTGTATAAGAATTATAATGAATTAGTTAAAAGACTGGCAGCGATACTGAATAAATGAAAGATGCAACAGCACCAATTAGGAAAGCATACGTAGAAAAACTTTCGTCTGTAGTGAAAGTGTATGACACTATGATGCCTCTTGACCGAAAAGACGAAAAGTATATTTTAATCACCAGTCAAACGCAGGACGCAACCC